CGTCTTCTGCTTGTTAGCATAAATTTTACTACCTGCAGAAACGGCTAATTTAATTGCCGATAACCACATGTTAGTACCAAGTAGCTTTTACAGGTCTTTTATCAGCTCTCATTCTTTTAGTTCCCTTAACAGTTACAACTTGTGATTCAGTACCACTAGTCATTTCGATAGCTTTACCGCCTGTTGAGTAACCATCTGAACCAACGCCAAGTTCTTTAGTCACTTTAACGTCGTCATTCATGAATGTTGAACCTCTTTGCCAATCTTTACTCATAATGTTTCTCCTTATTAATATTATAGTTAATTTTTCTTAAAATTTCTACCAAAATCGTTTCTTTTACTTTCATCTGCCATTTCTTGTTTAGCAATTGATACTCCTGCACGCAATCCAGCTAATTCTTCATTTTGTTCTAGCTTTTCATCGTGTTGTTGGTCGTCCATCATAGCTCTCATAGTGTCTAAGTCTAATCTTGCTTCATTATTTGTAGTTCTGTCTTGATCAGCTCTAGCTTTTAAGTCTAATTCTCTAGATTTTAGTTTAAGTAGTGGATCACCCCCTACTTCAGAGCTAATTTTGTCTTCTTCTTTAGCATAATCAGCTGTCATTTCTGCAATTAGAATAGCTTTTCTTGCTTCCATCATGGAAGTTAGTTGTTGAACACGTTGTTGCATTTGCATTGCTTGTGGATTTTGTTGCATCATTTGCATTGCTTGTGGATTTTGCATCATTGGTGCCATTTGTTGTTGTATAGATTGTAGTTCTTGTAATTCTTCAACGTATTCTAATTGAATTTGTTCTTGTGCCATTAAAGAAATATGTTCTAGTATATTTTTTTGCAAACTCATCATCGCCATTGGATTATTTTGTACCATGGAGATTGACATGAAACTTAAATGCGCATCGATGTGTGCTTTATGATCTTGACCTGGATATGCTTGAAAAGGTTTACCACTAATAGCCATGATGTGTTCTAAACTTGGATCCATTGGTTGTGGTGGCATTGGTGGAGGTAGTATTGCATTTACATTTTTAACTCCAATTGCATCATACATAGATCTATAAGCTTGATATAAATTATGAATTTTAGGATTTGATTGCGCTAATTGTAATTGTGTTTGCGCCATAGAAATTCTTTGTGTTTGAGAAAATATATTTGGATCTGCGACCGGTAGAATATCTACCTTGTCATCAAAGTCTGCTACTTTAACATTTCTTGATGCTCCTGGAACATCATATGGATATTCCGTAGGCAAATAACTTTTAAATACTTCTGCTAATAATTTAAATTCATTTTTTAATCCTACATATAATCTTTTGTGAATTGCAGACATAACTCTAGAGCCACGTTCTAAAAGAGCAACGGTAGTTCCAACTGCAGCTCCTTGATTCATATCTCCTACTTGCATGTCAGCAATACTTGCAAACCTTTGAGCAGAACTAACACAAATACCCATTAAGGATAATAAAGTTTGGTCTGGACCTTTAAAAGGTAACTGCATAAATTGATCTTTAATATTTCCACCTGGTACATCAACGTCTCTAAACTCACCCGGTTGTAGAGGTTGAGCATCGTCTCTCATTCTAACTCCTCTAGTTTTAAAACCAGCTGGTAAGTTAGCTAAAGTTCCAGCATCTAATAATTGTCTTAATGCAACTGTAGCTGTTCTAGATAATCCACCAATCATGTGAATCAAACCTAAACCATAAAAACCTAAACCTGGTAAAAATTTAAAATGTACAAAGTAATCTTTTTTCTTTCTTAAAGGATCTTGTTCACCGTAGTTTCTTCTTATAGATAAAACTTTTCCATTCGCTTCATCGATTGTAATAATGTAAGGTAATTTAATTCCTGTAGGTTCTTGATCTGTAGGATCAACATCTTCATGTCCTTCCAAATCTACATCAACATGCATTTCTAAAATAGTATACATGTCTTCTTGACCATTTTGTTGAATGCCTTCTAATTCTAATTCTTTTTGTTTTAATTTATCTTCTTGTACTGGCGGTTCTCCCAAATCAATGTCTCTATAAAAGCCATTGATTTGTTGTTTTCGTAAATCGTTTGGTGACATACGAATAACATGGATGACAGCTTCCGCATCTTCTAATGAGGTAGCAGAGTACGGAACGACTAAGTCTTCAGCCGGTATAAATTTACTTACGGCTCTACCTAAAAGATCGTCATAGTAGACTTTCTTAAAAGTAGAACCTGACAGGGGAAGATAGAAAAGCATTTGATCAAACTCTGGTTCATACTCTTTCATCTGATCCATAATTTGATAGTTCATAAAATCTTTAACACGTTTTGATTGTTCTTCTTTAGCGACACTTGCATCACCCATAATTTGAGTTCTTACAGGACCGTCGGCTGGTAATAATTCTTTATACGCTTGTGCTTGAAACTGAGTTACAGCTTCAGCTAATACTGGGTGAGTAACTGAACTAGCTCCTCTAAATGGTTCTGTTCTAGTTATATATTTAAACCCAAGTAAGTTTAATCCTTCTCTGTAACTTTCAGCCCACTCTTGTCTAGACTCTTTGTAGTTGGTATATTTTTCCATTAGCTCTGAAGCTAAAGGATCTAAGACACTGTCTTCTAAGAATTCTGCTAAATTTTCAAAATGATCTTGTCCACCTTCTGGATTTACTTTAGCTGGATCAAAATTAATAGTTGCTCCACCATCTTCTTCCATTTCAATTTCTGGTGCACCACCTTGTTGTCTTTCAATAATTTCTTGTTGAGATTCTACAATTTCTTCTTCACCTGGAATTTCAATTTCAGTTTTTGTATCTTCTTCAATTTTTGTATTGGGTAATGATTTATCTATAGTAGCCATAAGCTATTCTATCCTCTATCTGTTATTGTTTCAACACCTTCTTCGACCGTAGTACTATCAGGTGTTTGTTTGACTGTCAAACTTTCAAGTACTTCATTAATCATGTCTGGAGAGGCTTTTGCAGACTCATCCTCTCTACCAGGGTTCTCTAACATCCATTCAAATATTTCGGATTGAGTAGCGGGCTCGTCGTTAGGTTTAACAATCTCGCCAAGAGTTGAGTTGTATTTTAATTCCATTATTTTTTAAATATAGATTTAATTTTACCTGCTAGATAACAAATAGGTTCTAAAATGTTATTATATATTTTACCTAGTGTGTCTGATTTGCTGTTAAACATAATGTGTTTAAGTTCTTGAGTTCTGTGTTTAGCAACGTGTGCACCAATAGCTTTAATAATTTTGCTTTTGTGCATACCTTTAACAAACGGTTTAAATAATAAATGATAACCTTCTTGGTGAGCATCTGATAAATGTCTTTTTTGATATATGTACCAAACTTTCATTGCTTTAGCCCAATCTTGTAAACCAGTTGTTTGATACATTGCTGTACAAACTATGCTTTTACCTCCACCTCCACTACCGGGTGAATCATTACTATATTGATTCCCTCTTCTAGATTCTCTTAGTGATGCAGAGATTGCATCTTTTTGAGCTTTAGTTGTTCCCGCATCTCTTGGATTACTTCTAAAACTTTTACCTTCATTAATTCTATCGATCATCTTATCAGTTCTATTTTGTGTTTGTCTGGCTGCTCTCTCCGCCTCATATTGTGCTTGAGTATTAGCTAAACCTGTTGCTGGATCAATACCTCTCATTTTTTTATTAAAAGCAGAATTTGCATTACCTAATGCACTAAAAGTTTTTCTAGCTAAATTAAAAGGTGTTGGAATATTACTCATAAAAGTCATAAAACTATTTGGTGATTTTTTAGATACATATTTACCTGTTGCAGTATCTACTTCTAAAAATTGTTTTAAATTCTCAGGAATTGGAAAACCGTTTGCTGCTAAAAATTCAGCTGTGGCTTCTGGTGTTCCTTTATTAAATGCTCTGTTAGTAATATTTTTATCTATAAATCCTTTAGCAATATTATTTTTTGTAAATATACCATCTGCTGGAGCATCTATAAAATTAATTTCTCTTATACCCATGCCTGGAACATTTTTATCACTCGATGCATCATAACTTTGATCAAAGTTT